TTATTACCGATACGGCTGCACATACAGGCAGATTTGGTAAGGTGCATTGCTTAACAGATGCAGAGGCAACTTTTGTAGCAGAGAATATAACAGAAAATGGATCGGCAACTATTAACGGCATTACAATGAAAGCTTCGTCTGAAGTTTGTGGTGTTATTACAAGTATCACTCTAGCTAGTGGTCAAGTTATTGCTTATTTCTTATGAGCCTAGCTAAAGCACTAAAAAAAGCTGCCAGCGCTTCACTTAAAAAACTTGGCGGTGATGTAACTATTAGACAAGTATCAGCAGGGGCATACAATACCACTACTGGAACAATCACAGAGTCTACATCTGACACAACTATCAAAGGTGCATTAAGTAATGTTTCAAAGAATCAGGTAAACGATTTAATCGAATCACAAGATAAGCTGCTGACTATATCTGCTGGTGATCTTACATTTGCACCAACAACCAAGGACAGAGTGGTGATTAGTAACGTAGAATTTAAAATTATCCAAGTTATTGTTAATGAACAGAATAATACGGCAGTCAGTTTTGAGTTAGTCTTGAGGTAAACATGACAAGACAAATTAGAATAGACCAAATTGACGATCTAATGGCAGAAGCAGTAGAAGAGTTAGTTAAAAAAACAACATTGCGCTGGACAGAGTTAACAAAAAAAGCTACACCTGTAGGTGAAACTGGTGATTTAAGAAATGATTGGAAAACTGATATAAGAAAATTTAGAGGTACCATAATAAACAGAATGGAATATGCAGAACCAGTAATTTATGGAACTTCACTTCCACCTAGTTGGGGCGGTAGATTCAGAACAAGACAACAAACAATAAAAGGGTTTCCAGAATTACAAGCAAAACAACTTACAACACAATATATTCCAAATGAGTTAAAAAGAATTATTAGAGGTATGTAATGGCAGCAACCGATCTTAATACAGTTCGTGCAACTATCGAAGGCAGACTAGCAACTGAATTAGCATCAAGTCCCGCTATCCCTGTTGTATTTAATAATATGTCTTTTGATTCAACAACAGAGGATACTTTTGTTCAATGTCAAACAAGTTTTGGGAGTGGTGCATATTTAACTCAAGGCGGTTCTGCAAACTCTACAAATAGTGTTGTTGGTTTAATCCTTTTGAATATTTTTACAGAAGAAAATATTGGAGCAGGGTCAAACTATGTTATTGGCAAAAGGCTTCGTGACCTTTACAATAACCTTACAGTTTCAAATGTAATTTTTGATTCGCCTATAGGTCCAGAAGTTTTGGCATCTAGTCCAGAAGGCAAATTTCAAACACAAATTAGAATTACCTTTGAAATATACGAGGAACTTTGATGGAAATTACTGAACAAATGCTTGATGCTATTGAAGCTGTTAAAGGCAGGCGTGACCCTGCTTATTGGGATAATCGTTGCAAAAGATTTATGGAAAACCAAGAAAATTTAAAAAAAGATGTGAAAAAACCTAAAAAAGGTTAATATAAAATAAATACTTTCTTTTGTTATGGCTATTAAAGGTGATGTTGGAAAAATCATGTTTGAAAATGCTGGCGGTACAGAAGCTGACGTTGGACAAACAAGAAATTGGTCTTTATCTATTACTAAAGACACTATGGAGACAACCAAGCAGGGCGATACGTTTAAAACAAATATCGGTGGCTTGATATCTGGTGAGGGTTCTGCAGAACTTTTATATAATCCAGATGAAACAGGTGCTGGCTACACAACATTTATTGATGATGTTTTAACAACAGGTGATAACGCTGACGCATTATTTGAATTATTTCCTGATAGAAATACCTCAGCAAAGAAAATTAGTTTTGCTGGTATTATTACTTCTGCTGAATATGGTGCAACACTTGGGGAAGTACAAATAATTAATATCAGCTTCCAAACTAGCGGTACCATAACTTCAGCTATATAGTAAATTATAAATACCTCGCAAATAATTTATGCCAAACAAAAGAACCATTGATCTGTTGACTTCATCATATGGTGATGAAATGTCGACAAGAAGAAAGTACGAATTTAAAAATGCTAAAGGTGAGAAAATCATAGATTTGTATTTTAAACCTTTAACTAGATACGATAGGCAAAAAGCTCAAAGTGCTACTGGTACAGATGAAGCCCTTGTTATATCGACACAATTACTTTGCCAAATGGCAGAACTTGAAGATGGTACAAAAGCTTTTAGTATTGCTGATGCTCCAAACCTACAAAGGGAACTTCCAGAAAATGTATTAAATGAAATAGAACTATTTTTATTTAATATTAATCTTGATACAGACACAGCAAAAAAAGATTAAAGCGGGATAACTGGTTACATTTTGAGTTTTTTCTCGCATCTGAATTAGGCAAGACAATAAAAGAGTTAAGAGAGTTGGTAACACAAGAAGAGTTGATGTATTGGGCTGCTTATTACGAAAATAAACATGAAAATGAGAAAAGAATGCATGAAAGAGCTAAAAACAGGTAATATATAATTAAATGATTTTTCTTTGACTTAAGTGGCCGAAAGTATTGTTACCTTAAGAGTTGAAGCGAGAAATGCAATATCTTCTTTAAATAAAACTTCTGCAGCAACAAAAACATTATCTAATTCAGCAAAAGGTGCAACTGCTTCATTAACTACAGCCTCAACCGCAGCGAAAGGATTAGGTGCCTCTTTGGCTGCTTCTTTAGCTCCATTAATTTCTGTAGGTGCTGCTGTTGCAACTGTTAGTAATGCAATAGCAACTTTTTCTGCTAGAGAAAGGGATGTAACAATTTTAAGGCAAGGTCTAGAGAATCTAGGTGCTGGTACTCTTGCTTTAAATGAATTACAAGAAGCGGCAGACAGATTAGGCAATCAAACTTTATTTAATCAAGAAGAATTTACAAGAGGATTTAACTTACTAACAAGTTTTAGAAATATAGGTGTTGATTCATACTCAAGAGTTGCACAAGCTGCGGCAGATATTGCGCAAGTTAACCAAGTTGATGTAAGTACATCATTTATGCAATTAGCAAAAGCTTTGCAAGACCCTGAAAGAAATTTATCAAACTTAAATCGCTCTGGTATTGCTTTTACTAAAACGCAAACAGATGTAATTAAAGAGTTGATGAAAACAAATAAAACTGCTGAAGCCCATGCAATGATTCTGAGCATTGTTGAGGAAAGTTATAATCAACTCGCACAAGCTGCTGCAGAGGGATTTGCTGGTAATGTTGATTCGTTAGGCGAAGCATTTAGAGATTTTTCAGAAACGTTAGGAAAAACACTAGAACCAGCTTTGATTGCAGCTACAAAAGGTTTAACAGCCTTGATAAAAGCTGCTAATGATCTTTTTACTTCGCCTCTTGGTAAAACTGTTGGTGTTTTTACAACTCTTGCTATTGCTGCCAAAGGAGTTGCTATAGCATTACCACTTGTTAGTGCTGGTTTGATGAAAGTAGCGGCTGCTGGTGGTGTTGCTACTATTGCTCTTAATGCCATACCATTTGTTGCTATAGCTACAGGTGTAGGTCTTTTAACAACAGCATTTTTTAAATTAAATGGAGAAAAAAAGAAATTTAATGATTTAGTTACCTCTGGTGGTGAAGCTGATCTTGAAGATGCAATAAAAAAACAAGAAGCAGCTGTGTTGGCTTTAGAAAAACAATTTGAAAGAACAAATAAGAAAAGAGCAGGCCATGTTGCAAAGAGACTTGAAGAAGAAAAAGCAGAATTAAGAATGTTAGAGGGTAGATTAAAAACTGTTGAATCTGATAAATTAATTGAACAATCAAGAAACAAAATTGTTGAACTTAAAAAGAAGGAAAACGAATTACAAGAAGAACAAACAAAAAGTTTTAAAGAGTTTATAAAAAAACAAGAAAGGCAAAAAGAATTACTTGAAGCAACTATTAATGGTAATAGGGAAGAGGTAGAACTACAACACGCAATAAATGATGCCGTTGCAAAACATGGCGAACATAACAGACAAAAAATAACAGATATACTTACAGCAAATAAAGGTTTAGAGGATCAAGCAAACAAAACTAAAGAAGTTGGCACAGCGGCAGAAAGTCTTAAAGATAAATTTAAACAGATTGGTGAAACTGTCAGAAATGACTTAGTAAATAATCTTACAGACGCAATTATGGGGGCTAAATCTTTTGGTGATGCCATGAGAGGTGTTTTAGATAATCTTAAGAGACAATTAATACAACTTGCATTGAATAAAGCTATTAGTGGGATTGGAAAAGCATTAAGTGGCGGTAAAGGCTTTGGGGGTGGTTTTTTATCTGGTTTGTTCGGAAGGGCTAGGGGTGGACCTGTTTCCGCTGGTGGTGCTTTTATAGTTGGTGAGCGTGGACCCGAGATTTTGCAAATGGGTTCTAAAGGTGGCAATATAATTCCAAATAATGCAATCGGTGGTGGTGATTCTGTTGTCAATAATATTTCAGTTAGCGTTGACGCATCAGGATCGACTGTTAGTGGCTCATCTCCTAGAGGAAATGAGTTAGGACAACAAATTGCAGTTGCGATACAATCAGAACTAATAAAACAAAAACGAGCTGGAGGATTATTGGCATAATGGCAACTTTTCCAAGCATCACTCCACAATATTCAACACAAGAAACTGTAACTCAAGACAGTTTACGTATAAAATTAGGTGATGGATATGAGCAAAGATTTGTTTCTGGACTGCCAGCAAATAAAAGACTTATCACTTTAAATCAAACTTTTAATGTTTCAACTACAGACGCTGACACAATAGACACTTTTTTAGATGCAAGATTTGACGATCAAGCAAATTTTGACTATACACCACCGCATCATTCTTCAGCACTAAAATTTATATGTACTGCGAGAAGTAGAACAGCAATATTAAACAATAGAGTAACTATGAATTTAACTTTTGAACAAGTTGCAGAACCCTAATGGCAATACCAGTATCTGAGCTTCAAAAACTAAATCCAAGTGCAAGGATTGAATTGTTTGTTTTAGAACTTGTAGAGGGTTTGCACTATGCCACAGGAAACCCATCAAATGTACCTACAACCTTTAGATTTCATGCTGGTTCAAATATGAACTCTAATGCAGAAATAATTTGGCAAGGAAACTCTTATCAAAGAGTTCCAATTTCATTTGAAGGTGCGGAGTTTACAGGTAGAGGTCAAGTTCCTAGACCAACCCTTACAATTGCAAACTTAGGTGGAATCACAAGAAGCGGCTCAGTTATAACAATGACTGATTTATTGATAATTGTTAATCTGACTACTCCACACAACGATTTAGCAGACGCAAAGTTGACCAGAATAACAACTCATGCGAGTGAACTTGATGCAGCAAATTTTCCTAGTAATAGCAACCCATTTGGAACTCCATCATCAAATGAATTGCCCCAAGAAATATTTTTTGTAGATAGAAAAACAAGTGAAACAAGAGAAATAGTACAGTTTGAGCTTGTAGGTGCATTAGATCAGGCAAATTTAAAATTACCAAAAAGACAAGTTACAAGGAAAGATTTTGCAGGGGTCGGGACATTTGTAAATACATGATGGATTATTGTTGGAAACAAGATGCAATAGAACACGCAAAACAATGCGACCCTGAAGAATCATGTGGAATAATAGGTATTAAAAACAATCAAGAAAAATATTATCCTTGTAAAAATATTTCAAAGGACTTTAAGGCAGAGTCTTTTGTGATTGACCCTTTAGATTGGGCGAATATTGAAGATTCTGTAGATGATATTATTGGAATTGTTCATAGTCACCCTCAAGATATTTTAGAGTTTTCAGAATCTGATAAATATAGTTGTAAGGCAATAGATTTAATTTTTTATCTCGTTTCCCCGAAATCAGATAAAATAGCAATAATAAAACCTGATGAGATAAATGCTTAAAAAAATTAAGGTTTACGGCACTTTAAGAAAATTTTTAGGTCAGGCTGAATTTGAGGTTGATCTAAATACACCTAGAGAGGCAATAAGTTTTTTGGTTTGTAATTTTGAAGGAATTGAAAAACATATGGCAGAACAGTTTTATACAATTCAAGTTGGAGCAAAAGTTATAACTGAAGATTTATTAAATTTAAATTCAAAAGATGATATAAAAATTATACCTGTTGTTCATGGTAATTTTTTTACGCTTTTACTCGGTGCTGGTGCTTTGTTTGGTGGCTCTGCTGTGGCGGCTGGTTCAACTTTTTTAGGAAGTGGATTAGTAGCATCTATTGTTTCTGGCGCATTAACTTCCATTGGAACATCTATGGTTATGGATGGAGTTACAAATTTACTTGCACCGCAACAAGATACAATATCACCTGTCAGTCAACAGGATAGTTTAGACCCTGCAGCTTTGGCATCTAACTATTCTTTTACAGGATTAACTAATATTTCAAGGGCTGGTGTACCAGTAAATTTAGTTTATGGAGAAATTTTAGTTGGCTCTATTGTGGTTTCTAATGGTGTTGATACAGTTCAAGTAGAAGGTAACAACTAATGCCAATACAAGAATTTGACCAAACTACAGTTTTTAATAACCCTGATCTTCCAAGTGGTGCATTATCTTCCAAGCAATTTAATACGATAGTAGAGTTAGTAGGTGAAGGGGAAATAGAAGGTTCAGCAACAGCATCTAAGGCTGGTATAACAGATAAGACCTCAACTGCATACTTCAACGCTTTCAAGAAGGATATATTCTTAAATGGGACTCAAGTCTTACAGGAGGCCGCAAGCAATACAGCACCGCAAGATAGTGATTTTAATTTTAAAGATGTAGGCTTTGATTTTAGAGTTGGGACTGCTAACCAGACATTTATAGAGGGAATATCAAATATTGAAACTGAAAGTATTATTGGTACAACTGTAACAACTTCAAACCCAGTAACTCACACAGTTTCACAATCTAATATTAATGCTGTCAGGGTCACTTTAAGATTTCCTTCAATGCAAAAATTTGAAGATAATGGAGATATTAATGGGGTTTCAGTAAATTTATTAATAAAAACTATTGAAAATGATGGAACTACTACAACTGTTATTGATGACACAGTAGAAGGAAGATCAACAAACGCATATTTTAGAGACTATCTTGTAAAATTCAGCTCAACAACTTCTTTTCCTGTTGCTGTCAGAGTTGAAAGAGTTACAGCAGATAGTACAGACGCAAAGCTTGTAAATGCTTTTCAATTCAATCAAGCAACTAACATAATTTTTGAACAAAATGCTTACCCTAATACTGCTCATATCGCACTAAGGTTTAATGCTGAACAGTTCCCAAGAATACCAAAAAGAGTATTTAGAATAAGAGGCCGCAAAGTAAAAATACCACATAATGCAACTGTTAACTTACAGACAGGTGCAATTTCATATGCAAACACTTTTAATGGAACATTTAAAACAGATAAAGAGTGGACAACTGACCCAGCTTGGATACTTTACGATTTACTCATAGATACAAGGGCTGGCTGTGGTATCCCAGAATCAAACCTTGATAAATTTAGTTTTAAAACAGTTAGTGAATACTGTGGAGCATCAGTAGATGCTGGTAATGGTGATGGATCAACAGAACCAAGATTTAGCTGCAACGTAAATATAACTCAACAGCAAGAGGCATATACGTTGATAAATTCTCTTTGTTCTGTAATGAGAGTAATGCCCTTTTATTCTGCTGGTGGTATTGCTATATCTCAAGACGCACCTAAATCTGCCTCATATATTTTTACAAATGCAAATGTAACTGAAGCTGGTTTTATATATGCTGGATCAAGTTTAAAAACAAGACATACAGTTATAAACGTTAGTTATTTTGATATGGTTACTCAAGAAGTTGACGTTGAAACTGTTGAAGCTGATAACGCAACTCAAACAAAATATGGCGTGGTTGTTAAAAATATAAAAGCTTTCGCTACAACTAGCAGAAATCAAGCAAGAAGATTAGGCCGTTGGTTTTTATATAATGAGCAAAACTCTGGTGAAACTTGTTCTTTTTCAACAACTGCGGCTGCTGGCGCACTTGTACGCTGTGGTGATGTAATAGAAATTTCTGACAGACTAAAAGCTGGTGTAAGGCGTGGAGGTTTATTAAAAAGCGTAACCAATACAACAACAGTAGTTTTAGATGATTCAGCCAATACAGATATTCCTAGTCTTGGGTCAAGTCCAACTATTTCTGTAATCTTACCTGATGGAAGTTTAGAACAAAAAACAATTAGTGGAATATCAGGCACAACAATAACTGTCTCTTCTGCCTTTAGTGCCGCACCAAATCAACACGCACCTTTTATTTTAGAGACATCAGGTTTAGAGACAACTACATGGAGAGTTGTTAGTGTAAAAGAAAATGAAGATAAAACTTTTGCAATAACAGCTTTATCACATGATTCTGGTAAATATGCTTTTGTAGAAGATGGCACAGCTTTACCTACAAGAAATATAACAACGCTTACTGAAGTAAAAGACCCTCCAGAGGGATTAGTTCCGTCTGAAAAAATTGTAATTATTAATGGTACTGCTGTTCCAAAAATAATTCTTGACTGGATTCCGCAAGCTGGTGTATCAAAATACCAAGTTCAGTACAGAGCAAATAATGGTGATTTTAAAACTATAGAAAGTCCATCAAGTAATGTTGAAATATTTAATACTGATGTTGGTACATATGAATTTAGAGTATTTAGTTTTAATGCTCTTGGTCAACCCTCAAGAACACCAGCAGAAACAACATTTGAAGCTGTTGGTAAAACAGCCCCACCAGCTAACATCACAGGTCTTACCTATGAACCTTTAACAGATAAGCTTGCGAGACTTAGATGGAATCCACCAACAGAGGCAGATGTAATCGCAGGGGGAAAAATTTTCATACGCCATACACCTGATACCACAGGAAATGGCACTTTTTCAAATGCAACTGACCTTGTAACTGCTATTTCTGGTAATACAAGTTCTGCTGAAATACCAATCTTGGCTGGTGAGGTAATACTAAGATCACAGGATGATGGTGGTCGTTTTAGTACTGGTGAAACATCTGTAATTATTGACCCTCCTGACCCACTTCCAGCACTTATTGCACAAACAAGAAGAGAAGATAACGACAATCCAAAATTTCAAGGAACAAAAGTAAATACAGCTTTTGATAGTGCTTCTAATTCTTTAACACTTACTGGTGTTGGCTTGTTTGATGATATTTCAGATTTTAATGCTGAAAGCAGTATAGATTTTATTGGTGGTACTGCCCCCTCTGGTACTTACAGTTTTGGCGGTAGTGCTGGTGGCACATTTTTAGATTTAGGCGGTGTATTTGCTTTAGATTTAAAAAGACACATGAAATCCCAAGCAATATTCCCTAATGATTTACTTGATAGCAGAGGTTTGATTGATAGTTTACAAGACTTCGATGGTACAGACAGCGTAGATGTTAATGCAATTCTAGAAGTCAATGTAACTCAAGATGACCCTAGTTCTGGTTCTGCTACTTATGCTGGATTTCAAACTTTCGCCAACGGAACATATAAAGGGAGAGGATTTAAATTTAGAGCTACTTTGACATCTAATGACACAGCCCAAACAATACAAGTTACAGAGTTAGGTTATACAGCAAGTTTACAAAGAAGAACTGAATCAGGAACTCTAACATCAAACGGCCTTACTACTGTTCCCTTTGATGATCCTTTTTTTGTTGGTACAAGTTCTATTTTAGGCGCAAATAGTCAGTTGCCATCTATAGGAATAACAGCAAGTGATCTACAGGCAGGGGATTTCTTCACCCTGTCTGACATCACCGCTTCATCATTTAAAGTACAATTCAAAAACAGTTCTGGTGCTTCAGTAAATAGAAATTTCAATTATACTGCTGTAGGGTTTGGTAAAGGTGGATAAAACAGCTATTATAGAAAAAATTGCTTTAAATTAAATGGCAAGAGTCGACAATACTGGTGGAAATGGTTTCACCGTTGATAACGGAACTGGGCTTGTCGTGCGGACGAAGCTTAATCAAATAATTGCTGCATTAAGCACTTTAAATCAAGGTTCAGGAACACCGACTATTGGCCTTTCTGCTTACACGCCTTTTATTGATGGAAATACCCTAAAAATACAAAACGCAGGTAATAGTGCAGCAATAACACTAGGTGATGTAAGTCAAACAAACTTTGGTCATGCGTCTTTATCAAGTGCAAATACATTTACAGCTAGAGCAACTTTTAACGTAACTTCTTCTATAACTTTACCTAGCGGTGATACAAGCGACAGAGATACTTCGCCTGCTGTTGGTATGATTCGTCATAATAGTCAATTAAATCAAATTGAAGCCTATAACAATGGCGCTTGGACTTCGTTGAGTGGTGCAAGTGGTATATCACACGTAGTTGATGACACATCACCGCAGTTAGGTGGTAATTTAGATGTTCAAGCAAGAGAAATAAATACATCTACAACAAACGGAAATATAAAAGTTACGCCAAACGGCACAGGATTATTTGAAATAAAAGGAAATACAAATGATGGTACTTTACAGCTTAATTGTAATCAAAATAGTCATGGCGTAAAAATTAAGTCCCCTGCCCATAGTGCTGGTCAATCATATACTTTGATTTTGCCAGATAACCAAATTGCTGCGGATAAGGTTTTAAAAGTTAAAAGTATTTCTGGTTCTGGTGCAACCGCAGTTGGACAGCTTGAATATGCAGACGCTGGTGGAGGCGGTGGTGGTACTGGTGGAGGCGGTGAGCAGATTTTCTTTGAATCAGAAAATGAAATGAATACTGATTACGCAATTTCAACAAATCATAACGCTTTGGTTGCGGGTCCACTTACTATTGCCTCTGGTGCTACACTAACAATAAATAGTCCTTCAGTTGTAACGATTCCATAATGGCTTTAGTACTAAACGGTTCAAACGATACAATAACTGGATTACAAATAAATTCAGCAAATATTGTTGACGGCTCTATTGTAAATGCAGATATAAATGCAAGTGCAGCAATCGCAAGCTCAAAACTTTCTGGTGTAGCTGCTGGTTGGGTACACGCTGCTGAAGTTACACTCCCCACAAATGCTTCAACGATTACTCTAACTGGTGTTCCAGATGGTGCATCTCATATTCGATACTTAATAAGGTATATGAGTTTTGCAGATGTCGCTCAAGCAAAGCTTAGACTACAAAAATCAACTACTGGAGGTTCTACAAGTATTATAACTGCTAATTATCAATCATTTTCTTCTTATTTTGCTACTGCTGGTAGTTCTAGTGGTGGCGGCGGAAACACAGATGGAATTGATATATTTGACGCATATAGTAATCCAGCAAATAATTTGTTTGGATCGGTAGATATTTATAGAATAGGTACAAATGGTTCAGATGGTACTAACTATCTTATTCAACATCAGGGATTTGCAAATTATAGTGGAACTTTATCTGCAAATTTCATGACTAATGCTTATATCGAATTAGGTACAGGTAGCACTGATTTTATTTCTGGTGCACAGTTTTATGGTAATACTGGTGAAAACTTTGATAATGGCTATATAAACCAAAGTTATCTTGTATCATGAGTAAAATAAGAATGGATCACCCTGCAATATATAAAGCATATCCAAATGCTGTAACTATTGATAATGACACAGGGGCATACGATAAAGATGGTAAATCTATTGCTTTAGAACAAAGCAAAATAGATGCTGCAAGAGTTACGCTAGATGCTGAAGCTGCTGCAATAGCTTATCAATCTGTAAGACAACCCTTATATCCATCTTTAGGAGACTTTGCAGATGCAATGTACTGGAATAGTAAGGGAGATTCGACTAAACTAGAGGCATACTACGCTGCCTGTGAAAAAGTAAAAACCGACAACCCAAAACCTAGTTAATTATGTCACCAGCAAAAATAAAACTTAATGCAACATCTGGTGGTGGTTCAGTCAGTATAGAAGCACCCTCATCTTCAAGTAATAACAGAGTTTTTACACTTCCAGATACAGCAGATGCCACACTTTTAACCACGAACTCATCTGTAGGTAAAGCTATTCAAATAGTTACTAATACACAAGAGTCAATAACTTCAATTGCTTCTTCAAGTTTTGTTGATATATCTGGATTAAATGCAACAATAAATAATGTTTCAAGTGGCACTACAATAATGATTGATATTAATTTAACTTGCGGAAGAGATCACGATACATCATACGTTTTTAAACTTTTTAGAGATAGTACATTTCTTCCTAGTCATAGTGGTGGCTCAAACACATTTGGTCAATATATGGCTCAAGAAACCTCACGATATACATATAGTTTTGAACTGTTAAGTTTTAAATTTCTTGATACTCATGGACAAAGTGCAGGGTCAAATCTTACCTATAAATTGCAGGGAGCAACTGGTGGAAGTTCGGATACTGTTTGGTTTAATAGAAGAAATTACGATTCAGCACAAAGAGGACAATGTAGAATTACCCTTACGGAGATAGCACCATAATGCCTATTTACGATCATAACGCAATTTACAGGGCTTATAATGGCATAGTCGCAAGCATTGATGATGCTACAGGTGCTTTTGATAAGGATGGCAATAAGGTGGAGATAGATGACAGTCTTGTAGCAAAAGCAAGAACTGAACTTGATGCTCACGCTGCTCTTGTTAAATACCAATCTGATAGAACAACAAATGGTGAATTTACATATCCAACAATAGGAGATTCTTTAGATGCTCTTTGGCATTGTATTGATGCTGACGATGATTTAAAAGTTAAGTTTAAAGTTTGGTACGATGCTATTAAACACGTTAAAGACTCCAACCCAAAGCCTTCATAGGAGATAAATTATGAGCAGCAGATTAGTTGTTAACAGCATTAGACATACAGGAGCATCTGTTGATGGAATTACATTAGATAATGCAGGTAATTTTTCTACAGGCGGCACAGTAACAGACAGCAAAGGTGAATTAAGAAATGTTCCACAAGTAACAACTTCTAGTAATTTAGTTATAGTTGCAACTCACGCTGGAAAACACGTTTTGCATAGTGGGACTGGTGGCTGGACTTTTAACACTAGTACAGGATTTTCGATAGGAGATATGGTGACATTTATAAACCACACAGGTTCTGCTCAAACAATATTTCAAGCTAGTGGAGTGACATTATATGATACAACAGATGGTGCGACAGGCGATCATAGTGTGCCAACAAGAGGTATGGTAACTATAATTTGTGTTGCTTCTAATGTTTATTATATTTCTGGCAACATAGCATAATGCAGCAGATTTTATTAGGCGCTGGTGGAGGTATTGCTGCTGTTGAGGTAAATGCAAGTAATGCTACAAATGTTGTTTTAGCAAGTGTTTTTGGCTCGGATTGGAGTGATAGTGTAGATAAAGTATATAATGTTCCAAATGGAGTAACGATTGGAGCAACTGGAAGCAATGCAGCAATACTAGCTTCTTCTGGTATGGGTGGAACCTTAGTAATAAATGTTTCTGGTACAGTTATAGCGGTACATGGATCAGGAGGTAGTGGAGGTTCTAAAGGGTATGGAATGGCTTATGCAAGTAATGCTCAAAGAACTGGTCAAGATGGAGGGGCTGGTGGGGCTGGTGGTCATGCAATAAATATAAATAGCGCAAATATAACTGTAAACAATCTCTCAGGCGGTCAGATTTCTGGCGGTGGCGGCGGAGGCGGAGGCGGAGGCGGAGGTGCTGGTGGTACTGCACAACCGCAATTAGGATGGGCTAATGGTACAGATGGAGCCGCTGGTGGTCAAGGTGCAGGGTATAACCAAACAGCAACTAATGGAGGTAGTGCTCAATCAGCATCAGGTCGAGCAGGCGATGGTGGTAATGGCGGTAATGGTGGAGCATTAGGTACTGCTGGTCAAGGCGGCCAAGATGGACAAGGTTCAACACGACAAAATGGTCAACCTACAGGGAACCAATCGCAAGGTGGTGGAGGTGGGGCTGCTGGTAAGGCTATTTACAGTAGCAATGGCACATCATGGACAAACGGCACTACTTCTGGAACTTATCATGGAAGTTACACCTAAATTTATTGTTTATAATTTAAAAAATTACAGATAGAATATCTTCCTAATCCTTTTCCCATGTGTTCGGGCAACATTTGTATTTCATCTACTGAATGTTGAATAACACTAGGAAATGCTACGGCATGATTTGTCTTTACTTTAATACGCTTATCAAAATCAGGAAAAAAGAAGTCACCACCTTTAAATTTTTTGGGTTCTTTCCATAACCATATACAAATAGATACAACACATTCATCTACATGAGGTTCGTACATATCAGCATTTTCATAATATGAGAGTAAGCTAAAATCTTGTGTTGGTACAAAATGACGAAAAAAGTAATTATCTGATCTTTGACAAATTAAACCTCTTTCAAATAATTTTCTATTAATATTTAAAATGTTTGAATGTTGTCTATTTCCAAATATATAGTCAAGAAACTGACCACTTCTTTTTGCCATACTACTTCCATCTTCATGTGTTGCGGAGCGTGTGGCTGCATTTGAATCTAATATTTTTTTATTAGATTGATAATAATCTAATTCAGCAAAAATTAACTTAAGTTCTTCTTCTGTATAAAGATTTTCAATGTATAAAAATGGAAATGGATCAGTTTGCGAGGTTATTTTCATAAAAGGGTTTGAATTTTCCTAATTTAATCAATTTTTTCTATTTGTCTAGTCATCAAAGACATTGTTAAATATAAAGGGGCTAATGCACAGATTCCAGCAAAAGTTATAATTGTAACAGGCACTAAAGCCTTCAAAAATGCCTCTCTAATCATGTTTCAAAAAATTTGTCAGATAGCTTCATTGTTGTCGCTTTTTCTAACCCTGTCAATGTTAGGCGGTTCATACTATGCTTACAGATTTGTTACTTCAGAACAGTTCAAGGCTAGAGTGATGAATGAGGTTTTAGATAACGTACAAGGAATGATGCCTAAAGTTTTAGATAATGCAATGCCAAATATGACTGGCGGTACGATTCCAGAGTTTGTACCACCAACGCCAACAAGATAAATGGAGATACCAGAAATAGGTATCAGACAAATAAATATTCCAGAAGTCTATATCCCTGAGACATACAACCCTAATCCTGTATTGCCTGTAATAACAAATCTAGAAATAAATACTGTTGGCTGTACTTATCAGCATAGAGATATAAAAAATACAGGTAATACGCAACTTTTATTAGATGACCCTAATGGCGTGTTTACAGATTGTGATACTGTTTTTCCAAGCTTTTTTCCTATGGATTACAAACCAGATCAATTAGTAATAACTGAAGATTTACCAATATCAAACGATACACCACCGATGCCAGAAACTGACCTACCAGAAACAAAAGCACCAGAAAATAAAAAAGAAGAATTAGTTATACCAGAATGTCCTAGTAGGAAAGAGCAGAAAATCGGAGATTACAGAAACTCAAAACGCATTGAAAAAGTAATTGGACACAAGTTATCATCAGACAAAACAGAATGTATTACTCTTTATGAGGACGTACCATTTCGAGAAACATTTATTGGTACGCCTGAAGTACTTGTTTCTACTGCTGCTATTGGTCTGGTTG